CTAGGTCGGGATCGTCTACCTTTATCTTTCTTGTCCAACGACCATGTTCAATTAAGATCCAATCGTTTTTTTGGTAATCGTCTTTGTTCTCAGAACCTTTATCATAGACTTTTGCCCAACGACTTTTAACACCGTGTGCTTTTGCATCGTCAGCGGCCATGATAATACCGCCTTTAGTTTTAGTTTCACCGAAATGCATTCCGTATACTAAAACATCATCGTGGAGGGGAGTGAGTTTACCTTTGATCATTTGCCTTGTCCTATCTAAAAATTTATTTTTTTCTACTTACAATTTCTTCTTTGATTGCTCTTGGATTCTGCTTATAGTAATCTGATAGAACTTCTTCTCTTGTTCTAACAATTTTTCCACCTGCGCCTAACTCGTCGCCACGTGCATTTACTTTAGCATTACCAACTGCTGGAAGTTCTTCATTTTTGAGATTAAGTTTCTCCATGTCAACTTCCTTACCTCTCATACTTCTTACTAGTGCCATTATATTTCTCCTTTAAAGAATTCATTTAGTGGTATATTGTATTTAATACTATCTACCTTGTGTACCCCCATTAAATAGAGTACAAAACTAGCAACACTACTACCTCTACCAACACCCCAAACAATATTCTTTTCTCTAAGTGTATCTATTATATATGCCATCTGTTTGAGTAGCGGAAATAAATCTCGCTTCTCATACTCTGCTAGTTCTATATTTACACGTTCCACCTCAGTATCATTCGAACATTTGGCTAACAAATGTTGCTTAATGTCCATGTCTTGATATTTGTAAGGAAGGAACCAATTGGTAGAATCTATTGATTGTTTAGGAAGAGGATAGTTAAGAAACTCTTTTTCTATCTTATTTTTGTATTTGCTTAGATCATCATTGCACACACAGTTCTCAAGTATGTCAGGGCCATACTTAACTATGCCTTTAATTAGTTGATCAGTAGTATTATTCTCAGTCCACATTTATTAGTTGATCCAAATCTTTCTCTTGTTCTTCGTCAAATTTTGCTTGTATTGCTCTCTGACGTAGTTCATTTCTATATATTGTAACAAAAGTTTGAAGTTGTGTCAACAGTTGATTGTTCCCTAAACGCTGGGCTTGGTAATATTTTTTGTTCAATTCGCTTAGTTTAAGCTCTACATCACTAGTAGATACTTCGGATAAGTTTTCTTCTAATGGATGAAACATATTAACTAAATGTGCCCAAATGCCTCATGTAAATGAACTCTTGGCTGTGTCGCCAAACTTCAATAAACACAGGATCTGTGGTAGAAGTTAATGTAAGTGATGCTGGAAAAGCACTATCTTTCTTAATTACAGTGCCGCCTGTAGTTGTAAATGTTACTGCTCTGTCACCAACACCTGAAGCGTATAGTTCCAAAGTTACTTTACTTACTCCACCTTGTGCTGTTGTTTCTTCACCATTTGCAGGATCTCCTGCAAAGTTTGTGAACTGTAAGTTAAGTGCAGATGATGCGTTAATAATAAAATAAGAGCCAGTTTGGTAATCAATTTCTGTCGTTGTTCCGCCAACAAGTGGTACTGTACCCAAATTATTAGTTTTATCTCTGTTATTTGCCATAACAGCTCTAGTAACTTGATTAAGTTGAAAGTCATTAATGTATGACCCACCGCCTGGATTGGATAATCTAGCGGCAGTTGACTCAAGACTAGTAATTTCAGTCTTGGCTGTGTTTAAACTTGTTTTAATAGTATCGAAATTATCCCTGAATGTTTGGGTGTCGTTATCGGCACCTGCTACAGGAAAGTTTTCGTTTATGCTCAAATAATTTATATTACTCACGGTTTCTTTTCTCCACGTTGCGGGAATACAAAGTATTTATCCTCAATTTGTCCGTCAACTATATCTATTATATAGCGATCTGCAACAAAGTTAATAGACTTAAAATCAAACGCTTTTTGCTTGATTCTAGCTAAAATACTGTCGGCCTTCCCTGGTTTTGTATAACACAATACTAGTGCTTTGGTAAATCCAAGTTCATAAGTCTTTGTTTCTTGGATACTTCTCATCCATAAAGGCAAAAACTCTCTGTCTCTTTCCCCAACAGTTTGTATTCTCTTTCTCATGTTATTTACTGAATTAGGAAAAATTCTTTGATGATCTGAATCACTAACTAACGGAATATCGCTATCAATGCTAATACTGTCGTAACTAACAATAATTTTACTGTTAATATTGTCTTTTAGTTCTATTACTTGTGATATGCTTTTACCGTTCTTTTCAAGATCGTCAATTAGATCAACATAGACAACTTCATATAAAGTTGATTGTGTAGTTGGATCTTTAGCTACTGCTTTTTTAACATCGCCAAACGTAAAGCGTTTGTTATAGTGATTTTGGCCCATTGCAGAAACAAACGTTTGTGCTGTATTACTTTCAATACCTGCAAATAGTAATGCTGTTAGTTCACTTTGTACTCCGTAATTTTTATCACCATAACGATATATGTCATCAGGTTTAAAAACAGTAGAGTCGGTAATAAAGTTAAACCATGATAATCTTTTCTCTTTCGTTTGTAATGCTCTAACAAGTATGTTTGAGAATACTGTTTGATTATCAGCAACAACTTTTATTTTAAACTCTCTTAATGCTTCAGCAAAGTTTGCACCGTCTTGGGCTTTTATTGTAAACTTAAACTCTTTGTCAAACGATGTTCTTTCTTGATCAAATACTAAACTAAAATTTTTAGAACGAGTTGAAGAATCTTCGCCAGCACTATCTTTTTCATAAAATCTAGTTAAGCCTAACCCTTTATTGTCTTCAAATTGTTTTACTTTACCTTGTATAAGTCCTGTAGGCAAAAATTCTAAACCTTCAGGTAACTTTCCGCTCTCTAATGTATATAATATTCTACCGCCGTACAGTAAACTTTTTGCTTCGACGTATAAGTTACTAGGCTCATTGGGTTTAATACTTCCTCTGTCTGAAGGAGTTATCCATTCAATCGAACTTTCGATGTCACCAATAATATCTACATTGAATGTTCTTTCAACTGTTGAAACACCTGGTACCCAAAAATCACTATCTGTAGGCAATCTGTTTTGGTTTTGCACAGTAGCAATGTATATAATACCATCATAAACAATTGCTTCATTAACATTATAAATTCTAGTGCTACTCCAATCACCTACAAGTGTGTAATTAATTGTTGCTAAGTTTGCAGGAAAGTTTACAGCTCTCATGGTGAACTGATAGTTTTTAGTTACTGCTGCTTGATAAGGAACTTTACCAGAAAGGTCACCTGTTACTGTGTCAAGTGTAAGTCCAGGTGGTATAGCACTTGCAGTACCGTCTGGATTATTATCAACCAAGAAATAAGTTATTGTACCTGACAACGTAGGTGGATCGTAAACATCTAATGCAATAGTTACAAAGTTATTTGCTCTATACCTACCTAAGTAAGGATCTGTGATCCATAACGGTTGTCTGTTACCACTGTTGTCTGCTTGGAATAAATTTGTATCAACTTGTAGTAATGTGTTATCTGCTTTTAAAAATTCTTCAGTAACAACATAAATTTTAAATGTTCTATGTATAGCGTTAATGCCGTCAGTGACTGCAATACTAAAAGTATATTCTCTACTTAACTTTCTAGGTATCTGACTTCCTTCTGCATAGTCAAATCGTTGTGTGTCGTAAAAGTACGTATCAAACCCTGTTGATGTATTTTTTGCAATATCGAGAGGAACAGTATCAAAAGAATGTGTATCGTATGCACCAGTGTTAGCTGCATTGTACTCTACAGCCTGCACAGGCTCCGTAAAACCGCTGATCTTTCCTGTTTGGGACAATGACAAGCCAGGAGGTAAAAGACCGCTGTTAGGCACCAAATAATAGCTTAGAACCTCCCCTGCTGTAATATCTTTGTCTGTTGCTTGTAATTGAAAATCTATCTTAGAATCGTCAAGTGCAAAGTATGCTTCGCCAAGCCCGACATTTAAATATCCTCTTTCTGTAATCCATTCTGGAAAGTCTGCACCAGTAATTGACATACTAAATGTTCTATCCATACAGCCACCAGTAGTGTCATCTGCTCTAATAACAAATTTCTTAGTTGTATGTTTTGTAACTTCTCCAGGCGCACCTTTGATGACACCATCGGATAATACACAGCCTGTAGGAAGTGTACCAGCAATTATAGAAAATGTGATTGGGTTAGAAGTATCTGTAGATGCCTCTATTGGAATGTTGACTGTGATCCTTTCTTCGAAAGTACCTAAGTCTCCTGCTGGCGTTATCCAAGTAATTGCCATTTAGACTTCGCTCCCTATATGCCGCCAACATCTAAATTGATTCCTGAATCATACGTTAGTGTACCAAAATCAATATTAGATCCTTGCAGTGCTAATTGTATGGCATTTTCAAATCCTGAAGCTCCAACAGGTCCGAAATCGTATGTTGTTAAGTACTCAGTTACAGGTACAATAGTTTTAAATTTAATAGTACTACCTACAGCGGTAACTTCAATATCTTTGAAACCGTTTTCTGATTGTGGCGCACTAGTACCTTCTAGAGTAATTTGTTGATGCACGTTTGCCAACATACTACCACTGTCTGTATCAATTCTTGTAAATGCATCTGGTGCTGTACTAGCAACTATAATTGCCTCAGGACCTTCATCAAGTTGCATTTTAGCGCCAGCTACTAATTTTCTAAAGTTTAAGTTCGAACCAACTTTATCTGCAAACACACTAACACCATTAGCACCTGTATTGGTTGCTGTAATTGTTAGTTCTGCTTCTAGTGTAGAGAAGTTTGTATTGACTTTCTGGAACGCTGTTCGTAGATCGTCACCTAGCCCATCGTTTACAATATTACCTATGTTTATTAATTGTACTGCCATTTGTCACTCCTAATGTAGATCCGCCCAGCCTGCTGTACTGTCACCGTTTGCATCAGCAGCGTATCCTTGAAACTTTCCTGTTGTTGTATTATAGATCATCATACCTAACACTGGTGTAAGTGCATCTACTTCAGTCTGTGTTAGTTGTGGTGGCCCAACATATAATTCTGTAAAGTTAGAATTAATTTTTTCAAACGCCCCACGTAGAGTATCGCCTGTTCTATCGTTTGCGGATGTTCCAATGTTTACTGTAAGTTTTGCCATCTATCCGCTCCTATACCCAACCGCCGATTGCAATTCTGCCCCAGCCCGTACTCTTGCGGACATAGACATAACTGTCATCAACTCTAATT